GTACGCCCACATCGGCTGGCACGATTCCAAGCCATGACGGTCTCCCGCAGGCCTGGGGCTGGCCGCAGTGGTGGCAGGCACTCGGGGATCTCCACGAACTGATTCCCCTTGGGCCACCGGGCGGCCACTTCCCTGCTGGTCTGCTCCCGGTGGAAGCCCATCTCGCAGCTGGCATGGGTGTCGAAGGCGACTGAGTCCTTCCATTGTTTCACCTGCCACTTCTTGTCGAGCAAAGAGATTAACCATCTGCCCTCCTTTGATCTGAAGTAGGCGCTCACTCCTGCTGACATCCAGTTCCCGCGGGGCTTCCCTCTTACGACCAGATCAGGTGGTACCTTGTCCTCGTATCCAGGGCAGCCACTGAACAATACTGCTCCAGCATCATTATATCTCGCAAATGGACGCCAACTCAGCCCTTGGCCTCCGCCCCAATGGTCGACCATAAGCTGGTCAAGCAGCATAGCGCACATTCGGGCCCCTACGGTCCTAGGCAACCCCCGCGATACAGCTTCGAGCCAGTTGGCGCAGCACGTGTCAAGGGCAGAGTTCATCCACGTACCCGAGGGTCGGTACCAGTTCCCAGTCGTCAGTGTGGCGAGTATCGCAGCTAGGCTCTGCTTCGGGGCTGCATCTTCACTGATTCCGCGCTGCAGGTATTCGCCCCATTCGGTGCCCACTAGCTGTTTCTTGGCATTCATCCGGATGCCCATCATTCGCGATGCCTGTATGTAACCAGCTGCCCCTGCCCAGGTCTCTTCTATTAGGCTCTCGTCGTCCCCCGACTCCTCCACCCCCTGGTGGGAGCATGGGTGGATCAGCTCATGGGCTTGCTCCATAGCTATCGTGCGGCCTATCTCGTGGTCGGCGGTGTTGTCTAGAGTGGTCCCCCGATGACCAGACGACATGCCGCTGAACAGCCTATACAGGACCCCGTCGAACACAGCTATCGAACGGGAGAAGCTATCCGCTATCCACTCACAGCTGGAGGCTCGGTCCAGACTGCGTGGGTCGCCTCGGAGGCGAAACCCTGCGGCGCGCCCGAGCCACATCTCCTCCAGTTCCCACAATTCGTGCTGCCAGTTCTGGTTGTCGAGATCGGCGGACACCTTCCATTTCTGCCTCACCCCCATCGACGCTAGCCAGCGCCCAAGGGCCTCCGGGCGTTGGGTGGCCGCCATCCCCCCATAGTTCCCACTACCCTC